CTATACATTACGTTGTTCGTAGGCTTCTAATGTCTTGTAATATAATCTTCGTTGTCTAAGCGGTAAAAAGTCTATAAGGTCTTTGCCGTAATAGCGATTAAGAGAAAGAACAGCATACACATAAAGGTAGTCTGCACCTATTCCGGCAGGCAGATAATAGGCGAGTTCGACTAAGTCTTTATGGTGCTTTTCTTCGCTCCTGTTGAATACCTTATTATATTTGTCTGTGGTCTGCTTTGCTCCATTCATAAAACCATAGTTGTATATATCTGCTATTATTTGCATTAATGCTTCATCGTTTCCACTCTGTACTGCTGCCCTTATATTTTCGGCATACTCGCATAATTGCAAGCCCTGCAAATCAAATTTATCTGTTACAGGGTGCTTTGCAGTGAATTTATCGGTTGCACTCTTAATTTCTGTTATGTTCATGTTTTTAGTTGCTTTCATGGTTAAATCTCCTTTTACTTAATTCAAGGGATATGATATAATAAAATAATCCCTTATAATGTTTCGTCGTGGTTATGTTATTTTGGGTTGTGCTCTATGGTATTTATTATCATAGAGCATTTTTTGAATCAATCATATTGCATCACGCTCCTTTCAAATTTTGTCGATTGCTTCAAGTAATGTTTCTATTTCAAAATGTGTATAAACTTGCTGTGTTACTCCTTGCCCTTTATGCCCTACAATGCGCTTTATTGTACGTTCATCGACATTTACAGCCGTTAAAAGTGAAACACATGTATGCCGGCAGTCGTGCGGTCTATGCTTCATATTAAGCGGTAATAATAGTGGTTTCCAATAACTATCATAATAGTTACGGTATTCAAAGTGTTTACCGTCAGGTGTACTTAATAAGTATTCGCAATCATTCTTGTTATACCAATATTCAAAGAACGGCAAGACTTTTTTACTAATCGGTACTTTTCTAATACCGGCTTGTGTTTTAGATTCCGTTACATCAAACCAACGTTCTTTTAGATTTATATTTTCTTTCTTTAAATCCAATAGCTCCGACACTCTGACACCTGTATATATAAGCATTAGCATAACCGTGTAATATTCGTTAGCATCTTTACAAGTCCATAATTTAGCGATTTCAGAAGTACTAAACGGCTCACGGTTATATGCGTTAGGGTTTCCGGCTTTATTAATGTCGATATATTGCACTTTGTTGCGGTCGGGCGGTATTATGTCATGGATTACAGCATATTTGTATAACATGCCTACTAAAACCTTGTATTTTTTAAGCGTAGGTGTATTTTTCCCGGAATTATCAGCAATATATTGTAAATCGTCTAATGTAATATCAACAAAACGTTTATTGACTAGCGGAGCGCATAGAAGAAATGCGGCCTTGTATCCTTTTATATTGCTTTCTGATACAGTCGGGAAATGTTCAGCGCTCCAACGGTCATACACTTCTTGTAACGTGATTTTAGACGATTCTAAATCAAATGGTGATTTGTTATATTCTGCAAGTGCTTCAAGCGCCTTATTTTTAGTTTCATAATAGCCGATTGTTTTTCGTATCTGCTTTTTTCCGGTTTCTACATCAAGCAGCCAACGTTCTGTAACAATAGCCCTATAAGGGCATCTGCGCTTGCCTGGCAACTTATAAACCGAACCATAACCATTAGGTAGTTTCATTATGTATCACTCTCCTTTTTATTTTTTAGCTCTTCTAATATATGTTGAACTGTATACATCGAATAGCTTTCTCTTACTAATGATACAGGCAATCCTATAACACGATAGCCACCGGTATTATTGCATAACTTTTTATCATATTTACCAATATTAATAGAATTACCTATGTCACAAATAGCATTATCTATATTATTAATTGGCTCAAATTGTTCTTTAGTAACTAGCATTGGTGTATTGTATGATTCATCGAAATATAATCTAATGGCATCTATTAACTGGGTAAATAAAGTAAAATCTTTACCGATTAAATAATTTAGCGTTTCAAAAAAGGCATCGGTATCATTGCCTGCGCGCATTTTAGATAATGTTTCGATTGCGGCACCGTTCAACCCTGTTACATTGCCTGCATTTATTTTATTCATATCTCTTGACGGCTCATCAGAAAAGCCTAACAAATAATCAGATGTAGTATTAAATACTTCTATGTAGCCTTGCATTTCATGTTTGTATACAGTTCTAATATTAGTTTCGATTTTTCCGATTGCTTCACGAGTTAAAGAAGCGTATCCCTTTTTTTTAAAAATAGTTGCAAGCTCCTTTTGGGTCATTCTGTGACCGTCTTTCTTAAATTCGTAATCTTCACGAATTATTTTATAACGATTTTCCATTATAAAGCACCTCATTTTAAAATGTTCTAAATACAGAACAAACAATATAAATGTTCAACTAATTTAAAATAATTAGCACAAAACAACAACAGCATATAAAAACATGATATTGTGTACTTGTAACAGAACAAAGACATTAAATGTTCTAGAAACAGAATATCACTTGCAAGCGAAAATGTCAACAACAACAAATAAAAAGATGAGGTATTTTAAATGAAAAATAAAGATATACGAGAATATGCAAAAAGTCACGGTATTAAATTATGGCAGATAGCGGCAGAGCTAAACATGAATGACGGTAATTTTAGCAGAAAGTTAAGATGCGAGCTATCAGATGAAGCAAAACAGCAGATTTTTAAAATCATTGACGCATTAGCAAAATAAAGGCGGTGCAATATGAATAATGAAACAATGGGTAATGTTCCTGTAAATGTGGCTGCAAAGGTTTTAAAAATGGATTCTCAAACAGTCAGATTGCTAATACAACAAAATCTTGTGCCGTGGGGAATATGTTTTAAGCGAAAAGGAAGCCACAAATTTACATACCTTATTTATGCAAAACAATTCGAAGAGTTGACCGGCTACAAGTACACCGGGGAAAGCGAGGATAAATAAAATGTTAACAAGAGTCAGATTAAAGCCGTTACGAAAAATATCGCAGTTGAAGAACTTAGGCGCGTTTGATTGTGTGGGCTGTGAACGCTCCGGGAGTTTGTTTACTTTAACGTTTCAGATTATAGACAATGACGGAAACGAGCTATTACAAGATTTATCAATAGAATTTTCAAGGGGTAAAATGCCTAAATTGTATATATCCGATTTGTACGAGTACGGAAATGGAGATAAACAATAATGAAAGATAAGCAGGAATTAAAAGACGAGCAAAAATTTTATCTTAAAACTTGTAAAGAGTATGAAGAGCAACGAGATAAACAAGACTGCAAAAGCCAAGAATGGCACAAATACGACAGGTTAGCACAATTATGCAAAGAACGCGCGGACGATATAAGGCATAAATTATATGAAATGGGGTGTACCGATTGACTGATAATGAAATATTTGAAAACAATTTAACGCACTTTCAAGTAGTCAAAAAATATCAAGATAGAGCGCAGTGCAAATGTCCTGCACATCAGGACAAACAAGCTTCATTGACCGTTACAAAAGGCCGTAAATGCACATTGTTATATTGTCATGCCGGTTGTCAGTTAGACGATATTTTAAATGCTGCAGGACTGGAAAAGAGAGATATTTTCTATGAATCAACGCAAAACACGGCTAATTGGCGAGCTTTCATCGAAAAGCGTGAGAATAACAGGATTGAAGCGGTTTATAATTACGTTTCCTGTAACGGTCAATATGCTTTTACAAAAGTAAGACTACAGGGAAAGCATATTATTTATGGCAGATTAGAAAATGAGAGGTTTACATATGGTTTATCTCGCAACAAACCGAGGAAAAGTTATCGGGCGGTATATGGCAATTTAAGCGACATTAAAAAGGCGATTAATGATAATAAGCCTGTATTTATTGTCGAGGGCGAAAAAGATGTAAATACGCTAACTAAACACGGCTACACAAGTTTCACATATGGTGGTGTGAACGACTGGCAAAGCGATTTTGCAGAACTTGTAAATGGTGCAATGGTAATAATTCTCGCTGACAATGATAAACCGGGAATAGACATAGCAAATAGGATTTATGAAGATGTCGTGCCTGTTGCAAAGAGTGCAAAAATCATAGTACCAATGCCGGACATACCCAAGGCAGACATTACAGATTATTTTGAGAGCGGAAAAACGAACGCAGATTTTGAAAAATTAATTAATAATGCCGTTACAAGTAACCGTATAGAGGGCAAAAAAGTACCTAAAAAGACTCTTGAAAGCACATTGAAAGAAATACATGCCGAGAATTACGAAACGTCAGATAAAGGCAATGCAAGGCTATTTGCGGACATATTCAAGGACAAACATCGGTATTGCTCTACACGTAAAGACTTTATGTTATTTGACGGTAAGCGTTGGATTGATGATTTAGAGGGACTATCTGCAAGAAAATCTGCAAAGGAGCTTTCAGATGCACTTATTAGATATGCTGTAACAGTTGATACAGACGGAAAATATCTAAAAGCGGTTACACCATTATGCAATCTTAGAAACAGAAATAACATGTTGCAGGATTCAAGGGATTTATCATACTTCACGAATGAGCAATTAGATGTAAATGACTATATTTTAAACGTACAGAATGGCACACTTGATTTATCAGGCGATAAACCTATATTTATGGAACATAGCCCGGATATGCTATTATCAAAAATCTGTAATGTAAATTATGAACCAGGCGCAAAGTGTGAGGTATGGGAAAAATTTATAAACGAAATCATGCAGAATGATAAAAGCAAAATCGAGTATCTGCAGAAAATAGCCGGATTGTCATTAACTGGCAACACATCGGAAGAAACAGCTTTTATCCTATATGGAAGCACGACACGAAACGGCAAATCCACTCTTTGCGAAACATTGATATATCTTTTAGGCGATTACGCTCTAACTATGAGACCGGAAACATTAGCAACTAAACAAAACACAGATTCAAGGCAAGCAAATGGAGATGTAGCCCGGCTTTGTGGTTGTCGCTTTGTAAACGCAAGCGAACCACCAAAACGAATGTTATTTGATACAGCATTGTTAAAGTCACTGTTAGGCCGAGACTCAATTACTGCGCGTTTCCTGCATCAAAGAGAATTTGAGTTTATACCTAAATTTAAGCTAGTAATTAACACAAATTATTTACCTGTAATTACAGATGACACAATTTTTTCAAGCGGTCGTTTAAATGTGGTTTCTTTCGATAGGCATTTTGAGCCACACGAACAGGACAAGCATCTAAAAGACAAGCTACGCAAAAAAGAGGAACTATCAGGAATTTTAAATTGGTGCTTAGAGGGATTAAGACTATATCGCAAAGACGGATTAAAAGCCCCGGCAGCAGTACAAAAAGCAACGAACGCGTACAGGGCGGATTCTGATAAAATCGGTAATTTTATTAATGAGTGTTTGAAAAAGACAGACACAAACAGCAAAGCAAAAGAAATTTACGATTGTTATGTTAAATGGTGCGCTGATAATGGTTACGGCATCGAAAACAAAGGCAATTTCTTTGCGGAAATGAAGAATAAAGGATTATTTGCGACAAGCGGAACCGTTACAGGAAAAACCGTAAAGAATGTGATTAAAGGTTATGTAATAGATACTGATTTTCAAACTGTAAATGATGATTCTGAAATACCTTTTTGTTAGTAAATGTGCAAAATGTGCAATTTACATGTAAAAAACATATAGTAGAAAACATAGAAAATTTACATTAAAAATGCACATTTTGCACAAAACCCGTAAAATAAAGGTTTTTAGCTAATTATTAAATCTGAATTTAACACATAAAAAATACATGTTTTTTGTAACGGTATTTGAAAGCAGGTGAAACAATGGATTATTTCAAAATGTATAAAGACATATGGGAACTGCATAAAAAGTACATTGATAAAGTCGATTCAAGAGATGATGAGATATGGAAAAGCATTATAGTTGAAGCGAACGAGCTAACGAAAAAATATGATAACTGCAAGTTTATCAAAAATTTAGTTATGGCAGAGCTAGAAGAATTTGAGAGGTTGCATCATGAGCGGACAAAGTAAAGAGTACAGAGAATACATGAAATCTGATTCATGGGAGCGCAAAAAACGCGAAAGATTAAAGATAGACGGTTATAAATGCACAGCCTGCGGATATTCTGCAAAACCTAATGTATTAATGGTACATCATTTAACATATGCAAGATTAGGTAATGAAGATATATGGAAAGATTTAACTACGCTATGCCCGATATGTCATAGAAAAATACATAATATGCTTAGGCGCAGGCAAGCACCGGAATAACCAAGCTCAACAAGTGTATACACATCATAAAAAGACACAAAATGTGCATGAAATATATAGAAAGTAGGTAAAAACATGGCAAGAGCAAATAATTTTCCACAAGCAGGACTTGAAAAGATAGACCCTAAGACAGTACAAGCGATAACAATGTCATTAGTCGATTTGTATAACAAGGGCAAGCCCAAAACAGATAATGAAGTGCGGCAGAGAGTAAACGAATACTTTGAGTATTGCCAAGCTTCAAGCCTTAGACCTGGAGTAGAAACACTTAGAACGGCTTTACATGTGTCAAGGTCAACTTTATATGAATGGTCACAAGGCCGTAATTGCTCATCTGAAAGAGCGGAGATAATACAAGGCGCAAAATCTATTATAGATTCATTTTTAGAACAAGCAATGCTATCAGGCAAAGTAAACCCGGCTACAGGTATATTTTATTGTAAAAATTGGCTAGGTTATCATGATAGCATATCTCTTGAAGAGAGTTTGCCAATGACAAGCACACAAGAAGCGTTAAGAGCGGAAGATTTGCCAAAATTAGGCGCAGAAGAATAACACACGGTTTTATTGTAACGGTAACTATTAAAATTTATATATAGCTCAAATGAGCGGAAAGTAGGTTAATTATGAAGTATCAGAATTATTTAAACAATGTATTAAAGCTATTACAGGATTACAGAGATTCAGTTAATGGAGTAAAAGCAATTTACGACAGCGACAAGGCAAAGCACGACAGAGAGTTAAAGGATATGCAAGGCAAATATACAGATGAGTATATAAAGGAATATGATAGCAAGTGGAGAGCTTCAAACAATTACAAAGATATGCTCGATAAGGAGAGAGCAAAGAAGCAGAAATTAGCGAATCACAATTTAGACATAATGAAAAATCAGATTGATAAATATTTTCAAGCTCCTGTAAGTGCAGATTTTGCAAACAAGATAATGGCTATTAAGTCAACCGGTATGCAGTTATCAAAAACAGAATACGAGCTTTTACAGAAGCAGGCCACAAGCTATATGGAACGTAGATTATTAAATGAGTTAGTGGCAAGCAGTGCAGACGATGCGGACAAGCTCGATATGCAACTATCCGCAGAAGTGCCTAATATTGATAGCATATATGGAGCGTATAACCATATGAGGGAAAATGTCGATAATGCTTTTAATTTTTATTGTGGGGATGATTTATCGCTAAAAGAGTACATTAATTGTGATTGTAACGATTATGTCAATACAGGCAATATAACACATGCAATAAAGTGCTTTGATATTGATAGAAACGATAGTTATAAAACATTTATAAAGGCAATGAGTGGCGCAAATGACATATTAGATAAAGGCAACAGACCTAATGTGGAATTGTCAGACGATGAAAAATCTTTGATAAATGCTATTTTGCCGGATTATGACAAATACCCTATGGGCTCAAAGCTTCAAGCTGCAGAAATAGCGAAAACAAATGCAGAAATGGCAAGTTTGCTGTTACTCGATGAGCGTTACAGTGAAAGCGTGTCAAAAGCACTTGAAGAAAGCGTTTAAAAAGGTACACCTTTATAAACTACTTTAAAGCATAGAAAAACTAGCATATTTATAGTTTGTAAAACCCTATATGATTATTTACAAACGTTTATAAAATACATTGACATTTATAAACACTTTGATATAATAGACATATACCACGACAAAACAATATTTGAAAGTGAGGGATTATTATGATTTATGGATATGCTAGGGTTTCAAGCAAAGAGCAGAATTTAGAGAGACAGATTAAGGAGCTAAAAGGCGCAGGAGTAGAAGAAAGAAATATACTCATGGATAAGCAGAGTGGAAAAGACTTTAACAGAAAGTCATATAATCTATTAGTTGGTACAGATACCACAGCCCCACTATTACGTGAGGGCGATGTATTAACAGTATATAGCATTGATAGATTAGGTAGAAATTACACTGAAATAATGAAGCAATGGCAATATATAACACAAGAGATTAAAGCTGATATTAGAGTGTTAGACATGCCGTTACTTGATACACGCAATAATGGCGATAGTTTAGATAGTCGTTTTGTTGCAGACCTTGTATTACAGATATTATCATATGTGGCGCAGAAAGAGCGCGAAAACATAAAGGTTAGGCAGTCGCAAGGAATTGCAGTCGCAAAGGAGCAGGGAAAGCATTTAGGCAGACCTGCAGCAGAGTTTCCGGATAATTGGGAAGCTGTATATAATGAGTGGAAATCGCACAATATAACAGCAGTTCAGGCAATGAAGCAAACTAATCTAAAAAAGAATACGTTTTATAATCTTGTAAAGAGGTATGAGAACAAATAACAAAGAGGAACAGAGCTATTATAAAAAGCCCTGTTCTTTTCTTTTATGGGGTGCCCTGGGGGTGTATATGAAAAGTGAAAAAATGCCCCACTTAGCCCATCAAATATCGACAAAAATAAAAAAGGCGGTGTGCATAATATGACAAATGAAGATATAGTTAAAGCAATACAAAACGGTTTTAATGTAACGGAAAATATGCAGTGGTTATATCAAAAGAATTTACCTTTGATAAAAATAATGATTAGACCGTTTACATTATATGAAAATGAAGAGGATTTATTACAAGAAGCATATTTTGGATTATGGGAAGCAGTACAAAGATATGAAACATCGGAAAATGTGTTATTTATGACATATGCCGGTTTTTGGATAAGGCAGGCCGTAAGACGATATATAGAAAACTGCGGTTCTGTAATTAGAATACCCGGTGTTAAGCAACAAAAGATAATTCGTTACAATAAAGCGATTCAGGAGCTATCGCAGAAATTGGGGCGGACTCCTGCAAATAATGAAATTGCTGATTATATGAAAATCAATGAAAAAGAGCTTGAAGAGCTTGAATATTATTCGCAAAGCATAGCAAGCCTAGATGTTCCGATAAATGAAGATTCAGAATCAACGTTATCGGATAGCGTTAAAAGCGATTTTGAACTAGAAAACAGTGTTATTGATAAAATGTATGACGATTACACAAAAAGCGAATTATGGCGCATTGTAGAGCGTTACACAGGGCAATTAGAAAAACGTGTAATAAGGGAATATTATTTACATAACAAGTCACTAGCAATGATTGCAGATAAAGAGAATTTATCTATTTCACGTATTAAACAAGTAAAAGCGCGCGGTTTCCGTAGATTGAGAACAGGGCAAGCGAAAGAGGAATTATTACATAATTTTGAAAATGCAGAAAGCGGATTATATAGAAACGGAATGCAAAAATATAGTAATAATAATTTTACGTCTACTGTTGAAAAAATCGCATTATCTAAATATGAATTAAAAGAAGAATATGAGAAGAGGTTAGCGGAAATGATACATTGTGAATCATAAAGTGCAAGTGTTTATAAGTGTTAAAACATGGTGTTAAACGTTTTTTCGTAGCACTCTTATAGCACACAAAACGGCCAGAAAGCCTTGTTTTATAGGGCTTGTAGTTCACAAAGAGATAATTCAACCGAATATCAAAAGAACATCAAAACCCTTGGAAATCCAGTATTTTCAAGGGTTTTCTTTATGTCTGAATTTGGAGAAAGAAAATATATAAATACAGAAAACCTTTGATTCCTGTATCAGCGGGGCCAAATGGCTTGTAAAAATACACATATTGTGATAACGTAAGGGCGTATGAATGTCAGCGATTTTTGAAGACAGGCATTACAAATAATGAATAAGAGGCAGTAAAATGGATTTTGAAAGCAGAAGACAAAGAATTTTAGACAAGATGGAGGACAATTCTATAGCAATATTGTACTCAGGCATCGAGCACCATGTGAGTGCAGATGAGTATGATTTATTCACAGCACAGGCTAACCGCAATTTCTTCTATCTGACCGGACTTAGACGTGACAACATGGTCCTTGTCCTGGATAAATGTGTAGAGCCTGCTAAGACGATGCTCTTCATAGAGGAGGCAGACCCTACGATGGAGCGCTGGTACGGCAGAAAGGTGACTATGGAGGAAGCCGAGGAAATATCAGGAATTGACGAAGTAGAATATATTTATGAGCTTGAGAGCACACTGGACAGGATAATGACGCGTGAGGATGTATACACAGCATATTTTGACACGTATCGTCATCAGAAAGTGGATTTGCCGGATTACAATGTGGTAAAAGCCAATGAATTTAAGACAGATTATCCGGGAGTTGCTGTGAGGAATCTTTTCCCACTTGTGGCAGAGGAGCGTATGCAGAAGGATGAGGATGAGATTGAGCTGACCAAAAAGGCAATCGCTCTCACAAAGGACGGACTTTGCAATGTAATGGCTAATTTAAAGCCGGGCATGAAAGAATATCAGGCACAGGCAGATTTTGAATATATCATAAGACGCGGTGGGGCAGAGTGGACAGCATTCCCTACAATTGCCGGAAGCGGAATGAATGGAACAATGCTTCACTATGACACAAATCGTGAGACGATGGAGGATGGAACACTGGTGCTTCTTGACCTTGGAGCCAGAATAGATGGCTACAATTCGGATATTACGAGAACATATCCGGTAAATGGCAGGTTCACCGAGCGCCAGAAACAGGTATATGATATCGTGCTTGCCGCAAACCGAAAGATTGTCGAGGCTGCAAAGCCGGGAATGACTACAAAGGAATTAAATGAAGTATGTAAGGATGTGCTTGCAGATGGGCTTATGAAGCTTGGACTGATAAAGAATTCTGTAGAGATTTCGAAGTATTACATGCATGGTGTGTCACACCATCTGGGAATTGATGTGCATGACGTGACAGTTGACTCAAACAGCAGGCTTCGTCCGGGGGCAATCATCAGTGATGAGCCGGGACTGTATATAGATGAATGGGAAATCGGTATCAGGATTGAGGATGATGTGCTTATCACCGAGGACGGTGCAGTGTGTCTGTCGGAGGATATCATCAGAACCACAGAGGATATAGAGGCCTACATGGCAGAGCACAAAAAGAATTAATCGTGATAAATGATAAATTTTACGGTTTATAATATTTTTATGTGACATAATCTGATTTATGTATTATAGTAGTGCTAGTACATCGAATAATAAGTTTCTGATGCATTGTTATTTCTTAAAATGGAGTACAGTTTATAGTAGTGTATAGCGTGTACCAAGTTATAATTATGGGGTTGAAAATAACAGTATACACAGATAATGTGGAAAAATGTGTATGACGTTTATATAGAAAATAACATTGAAAAAGAAATTCAAGAATGGGTAAATTCATTAAATTTAAAATAGAATAATAATTACATGAGTGACAGAAGATAAGAATCTGAATTCCCTGTCACTTTTATATTATTTGATAAGAAAAAAGAACTGGTTTATATCCGATAAGAATATAGACTGGTTCTTATTTTTAATATGCTATTATATACACAGGGAGTCGGGGAATGTCGAACTATAGCAAGCCGGAAAAGAAAGCATTGATATCGGTATGAAAGAGTTTTGCAAGTGCAACTAATTCAGATGCCTTAATGTTCATGCGATTTGTTTCCAGTTTGGCATAGGTACTTTTGGTGATGGAGATACCCATAAGATTTAATTTTGCAACTACTTGGTCTTGAGTCATATTGTTTTTATATCGAATTGCTTGGATATTTTTACCAATATCCATATCTGGTCTAATCTTTTGCATAATGATGAACTCCCCTTATAAAATAAAAAGTTTCGTAATACAGAAACATATATATTGATTCTAAAGAATTTAAATTTTATAATGTTTCGTAATAAGGAATTATTTTTAACAGGAAGAGGTAAAAGTATAATGGATGTGGAGATGGAAAAGAGAAAATTTTTAAATCTATGTGGCAAAAGAGATCGAGCATTATTGTCAGATGAAAAAAGAATGACATTGGGGGATATGGAACGATTGACATATCTGACAGAATTTTTTGAACTGGAGAACTATGGAATCGCCTTATGGAAAGAATTTGGTGATGATGTAAAAGAGCCATTTGAAGCGATGATGAAAATGTTAGATGAGCCGGAGTGCATAGAAGATCGATGGCTTGATGACGAAGCAAAAGGGGAAAAGTGGTTGTTAGAATTTCAGGAACTGGCATTAACGGAAGAATACAGGGAATGGATTCGAAATTATATCGATAAAAAATATGAAGAAAGAGGATTACCATATCCGACAGGAGCAGACTTCGATTAAGAGGTCTGCTTTTTTCTGGTCTTTTGGGAGGTGATAAGAGGTGGAAGTAAGTATTTATGAACTCTTGGCGGCAGCAAGAGAATCGGCTAAATCTGATTATATAAAAGGGGACAGCATTTTGTGTGAGAAGAGATTTCATCCAGATACCCATTACATGGTAGAAATAGAACTGCTGAAAAATGATAACAAGCTGGGAAAAAAGGGCAATTATATACGGAAGTTTTTGACAGAACCGGAGTATCTTCCCATTTTACAAAAGCAGGAAAAACATCTCATAAAAATAAAAAGACAGGCAATTGTTCAAAAAGGAAACTTGCGATATATCCCTCCCCCGGACAGGCTGGACCGCCGCCGGGAGAGGGATCTTTTATAACCGGCTGGGAAGGAACAGTAGTGTTCCTCTGGCGATAGTGGTATAAAAAAGCCAGATTTTCCGCAGGTTTTGGGACGCTGGAACATAGAAAAGTGTTCACGAATGGCACTTTTGCAACGATCCGTTGCAGCAGTGACAACATTTTTGACCTTACGTTAAACAGAAAAAATGAAAGGATGTGATTGCGATAATCATAGGAATTGATCATGGCTATTATGCCATTAAAACAAGACAAGTGTCTTTCCCAAGTGGAATTATTGGGTATGATTACGAGCCGTATACCATGCAGAAT